GTCGGGCTGACCATCATGGCGGGCGCTATTGCTTGCGAACGGAACATTTCCGGCGAGAATCCGGTGCCCGTAAGGTTGGCCTTTCGAGCAGTGCGGCCGCCGTTGCCGTTTCGTCGCAGAAGGGCCGAACCTTGTTGGCGTCGATCCAGTCGGCCACCAGCTGCCGCTCCGCCTGTCTGGAGGAGCGCAGTTGGGTTCTTGCTTGGGCGAGCCGCCTTTCCCTTCGCTCGAGGCGCCTTTTGGGGGCGGCCAGAAGGGCGGCGAGGAAGTCGACGCTTTCCATTTTCCATCCGATTGAGCTGCTCTCCAGCAACAAGGCCGGTTAGTGCAGCTTCGGTGGAGGTGAGGCCTTCGGCTGCCTCAATGATCTCAGGTATTAGTGCTGCCGTGTGCTTAGCAGTCTTGGCTCGGTCCGTAGGGTCTTTCTCCCAGGCGGACCAAAATGTCGGGCAGGTACCTCTTGCGCAAGAATTGACCCGACTCTGATAGCCCTTGTAATGGGCGTCGATGCGGTAGTCCGGCCAAAAACGGGCCAGCACCTCATCGCGCTTGAGTGTACCGCTCTCAGCGGGCAGCCTGGAGCGGACAAGATCGTGGGCCATGGCCGTGAGTACCTTTCGGCACCTTTCGTTCGGCCAGGACTCAACACGGAGTGCGAGACATCGGTCTAGAATGGCGAGTGGATCCTCGTTAGCACTTCCACCCAGCATACTGGACATGACCTTGTCAAAGTCCGGCATAGGGTAAACGAAATCGCCAACTCGGTGGAACTTCTGCTGCAGAAAGCTGCAGTCGTCCAATTTGGTAGTAGGCTCCACGGTCGTCTTGACGCCAATCTTTGCCCACTCCTCGATGATGATGGGGGGGTTGAAGAACCGATACGCCCAATCGCTAACAGTGGATGTATTATCGTCACCATTGAACGCTGCCTGCACATGCGTCATGAACAGGGAGTACGTAGGGCGGATGCCAGCGCGCTTACATGCTCGAATGAAGGCGTAGGCAAACAATCGGAAGAGCACTTGAGTGTTGTCGACTATAGTGTTG